TAAAAAGCTTTCAAATTCATTTATTAACTTGCTATGTAAACGTTCTACATAAACGTCTTTTAGCTGTTTTTCTAATTGTTCTAATTTTCCTTGCTTTCGTAAATGAAATAATGCCGTTTCCATTGTTATACCTCCTTAATAATATTTTTTTACGTAATCTTCTGCTATTTCAATGAAATAATCAAGATTTTCACACACTTCTTGGTATGAATTTTCATCAAGGTTCTTAACCCTTTGCCCATACACACGCATAATTGGAATGGCTTCCCTTATAATTGTTTTACCGTCTTGGTAAGGTTTTGAAAAATATATTTTCGTTCTAATTTCACCATCCTTGTCAAGAATTACCTCGAATATACCTTTTTTCAATTGAAATGCCTTAGAAATCATTCTTTCCATAGTTCGTTTTAATGGTCCACGGTTGCTTTCAATTAATTTTACCCACTGCTTACCGTCCATAGTTATACCTCCTTCATTTTTCGTCGTTTTTATGCCGTTCAATGTCGGCTTTCATTTCATAGTATTTTTCTTTTGCTTCTGCTTCACGCCTTTTAGCTTCCAGCAAATTGCCTATTGAAAAGAAAATAACACCAACTATGACAAACAAACCTGACCAAAATAGTGTAGCTGCAAAGCCAAAAGCTGAATTCACCACAATGCTTGACATTCCAAATATTAGCAAGCTAAAGAAACCAAGTACAATTAAGACTATACCTAAGTTTTTCATTGTTATACCTCCTTTTTTAAATTAATTTATTTTACAAATTCACTGTATTTAATTTTATAATTTTCCATTTTTTCAACTCTCCTTTTCTGTTCTTGGGTGGTTTTTAATCCATTCTTCAACAGCTTCCCTAATTAATTCAGCCATGCTTATACCACGCAAAGCTGCTTCTGCTTTTATTTTTCTCCGAAAATCTTCTTCCATACGCACAGACATTAACTTGCTATATTTCATATGATCACCTCTTTTAATTTATAATAAAAAGCCGAAGGCTATTTAAGCCTCCGACTATTTTGTTAATATGTGAAGTTTTCCAATTCTTGAATATATTTTAGAATATTTTCAGAAAAGCCGTCGATGTGTACCCATTCACCATAGCCAACACCATTTTCATAGTTAGCTACGTTGATCATATAACCACGTCCTCTTGATTGTGGTACATAGTCGTGGGACTGTTCATCAGTGAAAACTATTAGTCTGTCGTATTCTTTGTAATTCATTTCTTCTACGGCTTTCCCCAAATACGTTCCGCTATGGTACTGGCTGTTCAAAATAGCATCAACAAGCTTGAAGCCTTTGGTGTCGGGAACTTTTACAACGTCGTTTGAAAACGTATATATTTCTACTCGGCATAGTTCCCTAGCCAAAATAGCCAACGAAGCCGCTGCATCCATTCTGGTCATTTCTGACCTTCCCGATAATGTGTCTTCCATTGAAGCTGACACGTCAATCAACAATATTGTTTTGCCACGCAATTTTCTTTCACGTTCTAAATTTTTCAACATAGCTGCTTCGAGTTCTTCAGCGAATTCAGGTGCGTACTTTGCTGCCGAAATAAAACGAAACGGCAAAACTTTGTCAACTTTCATTTGTTTAATTGATTCTGCTATAAGTGACGCATCAACCCCGACTTCTTTCATGTTTCTTAAGTTTCTTAGCAATGCAAGTGATCCTAATTTCTTTTCTAATAACAAACGTGTCCAAGTTTCTTTTTTGTTCTTGCCAGTAGAAAGCGCAACTTCCCAAGTGTCTGGTGCGGGCAAAGTTCCATCTACCAATTGTTTCCAAGTCTGTTCTTGTTTTGTATTTAAAGGCTTTGGATGGACTAAAAACATAACGTCTCTTAGTTTGACTTGCCCATCCCTGTTATATTTTGCCAACTGGTAGGCGTCAAATTTTGTAAACGCTTTTGCTAAGCCTTTTTTCACCTGTGAAGCTAATGGTTCTTTGCCGTCCTTCCAATAAATTGCTAAAAATTCTGTAAGTTCATCTGGACGTTGTATAATTTTTGCTAATGTTTCACCAACTAATTTTCTATGTTCTGGAAGCCGTGCCATTGCCCTGGCTACCCACAATGGTGCATGTCTTAACTTCATTTGTTCTCTGGCTTCAATTGCTAAATTCTTTGCTTCTTCTGGTTTAACTTGCCCTACTAATCTTACAATTCTTTGGGCAATTTCAACGCCGTTTTCGTAAAAAGTGTCTTCCCAAAGCATGCATGCCATCAATGAACGTTTTAATTCTTGGCAAGCGTCTATTTCCATTGCAGGTGCACCTTCATGTGTAACTTTTGCTTTTTCCTTTGTGTTCAATTTCATGCTATTACCTCCTTTTTTATATATAAAAAGAAAAAGCCCGTGGAACCATCATGAAGAGTATTTTGGCGCTCTACCAACTGAGCTACTGCATGCCGAAGCATACAGGTGGGACTTGAACCCACGACCTCCCGCTCCACAGGCGAAGTAACTCTTCATTACACCAACGGGCCGTTAGCGGGGGACAACCGATGACGGTATTTTCCCTACTCCGAAGTAACCGCCATCTTCACCACCTTGCTAAACTAAATATATTATACAACATTTTATTTTGTTTTATATAACATTTTAGTTTATTTTTTATTAAGACTTGACTTTTCCAATAATAAAGTGCTATAATATAAATGAAGATCTGGAGCCACCATCCACTTCTCACCTCCTTTTATGATAGATTTGGTAAATAGAACAGGCCCAAAACGGGCCTGTTTCTATATTAGTTTTCAAATATTTGTTTTATTTCTTCTAACCTTTCATCTATTTCATCGGTGCCTTCTGGTTCTTCTACAATAATGTCTTCATTTGTATATGTATTTTGCTGCATTTCTTCTATTTTCTTTGCTTCCAACTTGTCTACTGCGTTGATCGCTTGTTTCAATTGCCTTTCTGTAAATTGTTCTAATTTCTTATTCAGTTTCTTTTCTAATTGCTTTTGTAAATTCTTAACGTCAAACCGTTCTTCAACTTCTTTAATACGTTTTAGCAAAGCCAAATACGTTATGTTGTTTTTTGGAAGTTCTTTTTTAATATTTGGTTTCTGACTTACAGGTCTTTCTGTTTTTTCTTCTTCATATTCAACAGGTGAATAGTTGACATCCATTTCATCTTCTGTATATAAACCACCTAAGTCAAATGCCCTACGCAGGGCACCTGCTTCAGCAACTTTCTTGATCATAGTAGCAGGTTTTTCGTCCCATATGTTTCTTTTACCATGGGGCATCCTTCTATAATATTCATCAAAAGAAACTGCATGAACCAATGGTTCTTTCCAATCTGTACGCCATATGTAACACACCGCACCGGCTATGTCTTCTGGATCACAAACCAAAACTTCCTTACCACTTTTAGTCAGCAACAGCGTCTTCATACCTGCCCATTTCCCACTTTCATGTGCAATGTGAATAAGCCCGGCATGGCTGGTCATGATTGTAGCTGGTTCATTAGAATTGATTGATTTAAGAAGGTATATTTGCCTTTTGAACGGATCAAGGTTATAACGTTTTGCCAGCTCTAGAAATACCCTAAATTCATCTTCGTTAGCGCCCTTTGCAAACATACGTCTTATAAGCCCGATGTCTTCTTTCTTTTCTACTTCGTTGTTTTTCTTTGCTTCCATTTCGTTTTTCTTTTCAGTCATTGTTCCTCACCTTCCTTTTTCACTATTTCTAAAGCTGGTTTTTCTTCAATTTCAATGTCTTCTTTTATTTTAGCAAAGTCTTTCATCCAACCCGGCAACTTTTCAGGTTCAAACACGACTGTTCTTTCTAACTTTGAAATTTCAGAAATTTTTGGTTTGAACGACATTGAAAAAATTCTTCTTGAAAGATCTGGGTTCTTTTCAAACCATATACGTGCCTGCTTCTGTGAAATTTTTGCATTAGTACGCCATACTATTTTCACGTCATCACCGATCCAAAGTGGCTTTCCATCGACGGGTTTTTGCACGCTTTCAAAAAGCTGTTGTTCAAGCTGCTGCCTTTTTTCCTTCAATTCACGTTCAACTTCCTTAATTTTTAAAATGTCATCCACCAACTGTTCAATGCTTTTCTTTGCCATTACTTCTCACCTTCCTTTTTTGAATTTGGTAAAGCTACGTACACCTTTCTACTGCCATTTTCCACCAACCTATGTGTAGCTAAGAATTTATTTATTTCTTCTTCTGGTATAAACAAAGTTCTTGACGATGACCTAATAGCTTTTATATTGCCCTTTCTAATGTGTTCATGTACGCCCCTATAAGTCAAGTCTAAGACTTCCATAGCTTCTTTCATTGTCAAATATTTCTTTTCTTTCATTTTTCCACCTCCTTTAAAAATTTAATTCGTCTAGCTTGACTTCTACTAAATTTTCAACGTCTACTTCTGTGTCTTCATCTATGTTTGCAGCGTCTAACCTTGCTATGTAAATTGCTTCACCTTGTAAAACTTCACCAGCCATCGTGTTTATACTTGCTTCTTCGTCAATGTACAATAAACCTTCTTGATCCATTAAAACATCCACTGTACCCCAACTTTTACCCCTTGCTATTTCTACTGCTTCTTCTAGTTTTTCCACTGCTTCATCGTACTTTTCTTCTACCATTTTCATCCATTCTACATTTTCCATTTTCTTACCTCCCTTTATTTTTGATGTTCAATAGTATTATATACCATTTATTTAGCTTTGTCAATAGTCTTATGTTAATATTATGTAGCTATTATATAACTGTTCAATAATGAAATACTAAAATTTTGGTTAAGTTCCAAGAAGAAATTTCCTAGCTGCCTGCTTGCCAGCCTTGCCAGAATGAATTTTTTTCTGTTTTGAATATAATTAGTCGTGGAAGAAAATACGAAGGCTTACAGGGGCGTATATAAAGAAGGGGTAATTAAATAAGAAAAATACCCCCATTAAGGGGGCATAATGTCCAGGAGTTTTATGGGGGATTACGGTGGGTATTGGTTTCTATTTTTTATTTCTTCAAACGACTGTATTAATTGTTTATTCCACGTTTCAATTTTTTGCTTTTCTTCTTCTGTTTTCAGCATTTCAAATATTTGCTTGTTTATTTCTTCCATCTTTGCTTCCGTGTCAATTTTTATGGTTTGTTGTTCTTTGTAGAAAAATATTCCATTTTCTTTGACTTCTACTATTATACCGTATTTCTTTAGAAAGCTGTTTATTTCATTCTTTACCTGTAGAATAGCCCTTGGTAAGGCTATAATAGGTTTTTTAGTTCATTCTTTATTTTTTCATTTGCTTCTTTTATGGTTTTGGTTGCTTCGGTTATTACAGGTTTGTCTGGATTATGTTCTAAAAGTCTGGTACCTATTTCGACGGCTTTTTCACCAAGACTATTCTGCATTTTATTTGACTGTTCTTTATTTTTGAATTTGTTGTCGGTTAAGTCAAGAAACCAGCCGACAAACCATTCAGGTTTCAATAATTGAATACCTATAGTAACTACTAAAGTAATTACTACTGCCAATGTTTCAGACATTTATAAAACCTCCTTTAAATGGTTTTTTGCCCACGCATACCACCACATCACATCTTCGTTATACTGTAGTTTTTCATGGGGTATTAATTCTGTTATACGCTGATTGTCTTCCATGCCTTCATCAAGCCATTTCAAAATATTGCCATACCCCCAGTTATACGACATCAAAGCAAATAGCAAAGCCATGCCATTTTCAAAGTCTTGGCTAAGAAAATACTGGTACCACCTATTTAAATACAAAGCACCTATTCTTATATTTGGTAACGGGTATTTCATGTCTTCTTTCGTGAAATGCAAACCGTAGTAGCTATTCACTTCCTGACGTGCTATGTCAGTTATTTGCATAAGCCCGCATGCACCTGTCTTTGAAACAGCATCTACGACACGGTTGCTTTCGGTTTCAATAAGTGCATATATTAAACATGCGTCCAAGCCCGTTTCTTTGCTTGCTTCAAGACAATAACTAAAGCAAGTTTTTCTGTCAAGCTTTTCCATATTTTCACCTCCTAAACTATAACAGCCTTCGGTGGTACAAAGAAGCCGTTTCGTTGCTGGTAAATTTCTTGTATAAATTCGGGTGTCCACTGGTCTGTATATTTGCCATAACATAGGTTGGCTATGTAAGAATTGTTAGCAGGTGCTGTAGCATAACCACCGAGTGTTAATCCTACTACAAAGTTATTTAACAATGGTTTTGCAAGTGCAAGTTGTACTTGTAAAGTTCCATCAATCCAATATTGCATTTCACTTCCGTGTTTTAATAAAACTTCGTGGTGCCAATTTCTGAAATACCAAGCTGGGTCAAAACTAGGAGATGTTACAGAAGCAAATGTTGAGTCATTGTAAACTAAATATATTTTAAAAACATTAGAACCGATTTCTTTCCCCCACCATATGTAGCCTTCTAAATTATCACTCGCCCATCTGCCAATTGAACACAAATTGTAACCAGTCAAATCATTGGTGTCTGTCGCCACTGGGTATTTCCAATAATGCACAACCCAATCATCGGTTGCGGGATTGAAACCCAATTTTTCTAATGGAACCACAAGCCTGCCATTTGGTCGAGAACCGTTTACAAAGCTTGAAGCAAATGGCTTGATTTCCAATTGTGGCTGTCTGATATAGCCTAAAACGCCAAGCCCACCATTAGCTTGATCTGCCTCGAAAAAATTCCAAGTAAGTTTGATATATCTTGTATCTGATGGCAATGTATATGTAATTTCTACATTATACCATCTATCAAGTAGCTGTTCAGGTTGACCATACCGATCTGTACTTTTTCCATCTATATTAATGTACAAGCCATCTGAAATGTTCCTAAGTGAAGAATCTCCTTTAAATTCCAGCGTATCAGCTGAATTCCAGCTAGTGAATGTTGTATTATCTAAACTATGATATAAAACAATATACCATAAATATCCTTTATGTTTCCATGACAAAGTTATTTTTGTCCCAGCAGCTTGAACTGAACCTAAATCAATAGATCTTGTCTCAATATTCCAACATGTTAAACCTTGTCCTCCTACATATGCTTTTTGTTTCTCATCCCAGCAGTCAGCCCATGTTTTACCTTCAGCTAATCCACTGGGATAAAACAGTGTCTGTTCACTATCAAACTCCCATGCATGTGGTGCCAAATAGTTTGTAGTTGCAGTTTCCACCGCATATGAAGTTACACCCGAAAATGGGATTATATCTGTTCTTTTGGTTACACATATTTTACCTTCATCGTCGTAAACTAACCCATAGTCTGTATTATGCTGTGCCATTGTCATTCACCTCAATTTCTTTCGGAATTTCTATATTCGCATAATTCTGTGAATACTGAAGAACTGGGACAACGGAATTATATAAGCTTTTCAAAATTTCAACTATGGATGGTCTTAGAAACAATTCGTACTCTTGTTCATTTATATACTCTTCATATTCCCAGCCTTCTATAGTTTGCGTCTGTTCTACACCGTTGTCATCCATGTATGTTTCTGTTCTCGTAGCTTGTTGAATGTTGTACCTGAAAGCATACTTAACTTTAAACGTACCAGTTCTAATGTCGTTATTTGTTGATATTATATAGATTGTACTTGGTTTTTTTTGTGAAAATACCATTTTATTCGCCTCCCAAAAGTGTTAGTATCAACGTTACCAGTGTTATGACGTTGGCTGATATAAGCCCTATAAACCACCTACCGACTTTCTTGTTTATTGAATCGCCTATAATTTTGTCCATAAGTTCATCGTTCTGTTTTATAGCTTTTATAACACGGTCGTCAATATAACCGTTTTTCACAGTTGAAATAAATTCGTTTAATTGCTTTTCAAGCTTGTTCACGCTTGTTTTAAGACTGTCAATATTTTCTTTTTGTTTCGCAACTTCAATACGTAGTTCGTTCAATATTTCATTGCTATTTTCCATGTTTGCCCCCTTTAATAGCCTAAAACTGTGTAATTTATTTTTCCCCATAAAGGCTGTGGATTTCCACTATGGCCTTCGGCAACATATTTGGCAGAATAATCATGTTGTGCAAACCAACTTGCAACATAAGGCCCGTCAGTTGTAATAATTCCATCGCCCCAATCAATGTTTATATAATCTCTTTTGTGCCCGTTCCCTTGCACTTTAATTGTATAAGTTCCCGGTATTCTATAATAATGTGTTAAAGTATTGCTTTCTGTAAGATCTTGTCTAGTGGCAGTCCAATATACTTGAGCACCGGTTGTATCTGCGGCTGTAGTTACCAAAGTATGCCAAGAATCACCATAAGTAAAACTAATTGTAGGACCCGTTTTTGTAATCCATACTACCTCATCACTAAAATATGCCAATATTCTTAAAATGTTGCTGCTAATTTTTTCATATGTCAATGTTAAATTTTTGCTTGTTGTCCATTCTGAACGCCAAAATTGCGTCTGTTGAAAATTTAAAATTGCAATGTAATCTGTTAATCCGTAGTTTGTTAAATCGATATCTTTATATGTTACGGTTCCATCAAAGTTAGCTTCCCCACTCAGAACATAACTAAAAATATTATATGTGTTACTTCCAATCGTTCTAATAAGTCCTTGAGTTCCATCAAGTTTGTAATTTCTATTAGCGTCGCCAGCTTGAATATATTGACCAGCACTTATTGTAAAATTTGATGTTAGTTTGTCGGCTGTTATAGTTCCTGCTGCTATATGGTTTGCATAAATTTTGTCGGCTGCTAATAGTTCACCAACTATGCTTCCTTCTGGTGCGTTTTCAGGCGTAAGTGTTACCCAGTTGTTCAAATGTTGTTCTTCTATACCCGCAAAAGCTATACCGTTAATTTCATCTGTTAGTGAGTTTGTCCAATACGCTATAGTACCGTTGGGCAAAGCATCTGGTGGTTGTATTGAAAGCTTTTCAGCTGTAATAGTGCCTGCTGCTATTCTGTCGGCGTCAATGTACCCTGACGTTATTTTAGCAGCGTCCAAGTTTGCAATTTTAGCGTTGTCAACTGCTAAGTCTGCTATTTTTGCATTTGTAACATTCAAGTCTGCTATTTGTGCTGTTTTTATAGCTGCTGTCTTTATATGTACCGTGTCAATTACCGCTGTGCCTATATTTGCTGAATTCGTAATTATTTCATTTGCACCGATGTGGTTAGCCGTTATTTGGTTTGCACCGATGTTACCTGCTGTAATTGTTCCGCTTGCTATTTCGTTGGCTGTAATTGCTTCTGCTTGAATTGTTCTTGTAGAAATTGCATTGTCTTGAATGTGCGTTTCTGAAATAACTAGTGGTTCATTAGGAAGTTTTGCGTCTATGTCTGTTTGCAAGGCAGGTATTGTAACCGTGTTCAACGTATTTATGTCTGCAGCTGCTTGGTTTAATATAGCACTTTCTATGTCTTCATCGTATGCCTTTACTGTTGTACCACTGACCGTAGCCGTCCAGTCGCTTTCGTTCAAGCTTGTGTCACGTGCTTTCACCCTGAAATAGTACGTTGTACTTGTTTGACCACTATAAACAAAGTAGGTAGCGTCAACATAATAAGTTTCTACATTTGTACTAAAGTCGCTATAAGTAGACACTTGTACAATATAGTCTTTCATGTCTTCTTCTGTATTTTCATTCCATAAAACACGTATTTTTTGAAAGTATTCTGTGACTGTTAGACCAGCAGGTACCGAGGGTGGTATTAAGTCCTTAGCAGCTTGTACACTTTGCACTGTTGACCATGCTGAAAAATACCCTTCAGCGTCTACTGAACGAACTTTCACCCATACGTTTTTGTTTGCTATTGCTTCAAAAGTAATTGAAACGTCTGACGTAGTCACTGTTTCCCAATGTATGCCGTCAAAGGTATAAGCTACTTCGTAGTAAATTACGTCTGCTTCAGGTGACGCTATAAAAGAAACGGTTACTGTACTTTGCCCTTCAACTATGTTTGAAGACAATGTAATATTTGTTGGTGTCGACGGTGCCGTACTGTCCAAGTAGCTTGTTCTATTGTCCACTTCGGTAACTTGTTGTTGTGTAGCAGCTAAGTCACTTTGCAGCTGTGAAATGTCTTGTGTAAGTGGTTGTAATTCTGCATTAGCACTGCTTTTGCTTTGTTTTACGATTGAAGGGTCGTACACAAAAGCGTCACGGTCTTGAACGGCGTTAATAGTTACACTTGAATTTTTGTAATTTATCTTTATTCGGTGAATAACGTACCTGTGTGAAATACCTGAAACAGTGTCTTTTACTAATATTTTTTCACCTATGTTCAAATTTAAACCACTTGCAAAATCGGCAACTTTTATTTCAACTTTTGGTTTAACTTGTACTTCTTCATACAGCCATTTAGCAAGGCTTTCACCCCAAGTTCTGTCTGAAATTAATTCTGTGTCAAACGTGTATTTTTCATTCGTTGAAACAATAGGGTAAAGGTAATAGTCTTCTTCTTCTACAACTTTTTTGCCTTTTATTTTGAAATCGGTAATATTTCCAGTTATGCCTGACGTATTGTCAACCCGCAAGTCTAATTCAAACGGATTTTTCAAAATATGGTTTGCATGGTCAAGAAAATTGTCGTTATATTTTGTTTCATTCAAACTAATGCCAGCATCAGCGGCAAATTCTACACCCGCATAATATTCAAGCCACCATACTGGATCGTCAAATTTAGCCAAGAATTTGTCGTTTGCATCCGGCGGTAACCCTTCTGGTGGTACTTCAAATGGTTGATCTTCAGTAGCACCTATGTAAACATATTCAAGTTTGTTACTTAGCGTTTTTCTTTTGTTACTAACTTCCACCTGTTCGTATTTTTCACCGTTTGGTGACAATTCAAAGTCACCACTTATATTTGAAACTGTGAACGTGTCTACAACTTCGGTAGTAAACGTAGACTTAAAGCCAGCTTTGAAAATTAGAATACCGTTTTCGTTGTAATATAGCTGTCCGCCAACCGACTTGACCAATTCTGTCAAGGCGTCTGTTATTGATTTTTCTTCATTCACGTACCAATAATTTATTGTCAATTCAGGGTTTTCAAAGTTGGTATTTTCTATTATTTCCCCAGCTTGTGTAACTAAGTCGTTTAAAACAGTCAAGAAAGCCGTACTTAAATATACCTTGTTTTCACAACGCTTTTTTTCAAACTGTTTCCACTTGTCTTTCAAACTTAAAGAAATTTGCTTTTTGTCAATACTGAACTTAGGTTGTTTGTCAACGTAACCAGTGAACTTTCTTATTCCGTCTATGTCTATTGTAGCTGTTATACCTTCTTGAAAAATAACATCGTTAGGCCCAACTACTTGACCGTACTGGTTTATATAAAAAAGTCCATTGCTATTGTCTAATTTCACTGTAGCCGTATTTGGATCAAGTTTTCCCAACCAACTTTCGTTTATGTCAATATTGACGTCCAACAAATATTGTGAATATTCTTGATTATTCAGTTTAACACTGATCATACAACCACTTCCCGCAAAGTAAATTGTGCTGTATACGTCTTTTCACCTTGCACCGTTTTAAAGACATTATAATTTATTTCGCCATCTATACGCACGTTGTAAAATTTTCCGTTGTCTAAATACAACCTATGTTTGTCTTTTATATTTTTTTCTATTTTCTTTTTCGTTTCTTCATCAAAGAACGTCGTTGTAACGTTCCATGTTCTTACTTGCCCGAAGTAATAGCCGTATGTACTTCCGTCTATAGCTTCGTTCAAATTCTGCTTAATTTCTATTGTTTCAGGTACTTCCTTCACATGTAGCTTTACATTTCCAAATTGAATAAGCACGCAATCACATCCTTACCTGTTCAAATACTGTCAACCTATGTTCCCTTAAGGTGTTTACTATGACTTCAGCTAAGTGTCTGGCTGCTTCATCATCTTCACTTAGAATTGTATTTCCACTGAAATAGAAATTTATATTATTTGTGATCGCCTGCGTTGAACCAGCTTGAAATGTAGTTCCACCAGTAGTACCTTCGTAACCTTCTGGTGTTTCCAATGTCCATTCTTCACCAGCTTCGTAGCCAGCCATACGTTGTTCTATGCTTTGCGACATTTCACGTCTTTGTGCCTCACTTAAGAAGCCTGACATGAATGGTATACTGTCAATTAAACTGTCGATTGCTAGTACAGCCTGATCCATAGCCCAACCTACTGCAGTTACCACCCAGATTAGTGGGTATAAAGCTGCGTATAGCAATTGTAAAGCAGGGTTTAATACGCTTGCCATCGTTCTGGCTATGATCATCATAAAGTCAAGAAACGGTCTTAAAACTGTGTCTATAGCAGGCCCAAGCATTGTTACCATCATGCCTAAAATAGTTGTGAATGGATTAAGTAAAGCATTCACACTTGAAAGGTTGACAACCAAGTTCCCTAGAATTTGCGTTACACCGCTTGAAACGAAGTTATTTAGAAAACCTGTAACTGGCTGTAAAAATGTTGTTATGCTTGAAGTGAAACCACTTGTTCTTTCTAAAAGCCCACTGAATGTATTTTGAAGCCAGTCTACAACGGTTGCTAAATTGCTAAATTCTTCATTTATACCTATTGTATAGTCTGCTACAGCGTCAAACAATTCCGAATTTTCAACAAGCAGTTCTTGCCAGTCGTAAAGCTTTGTTTCAGTGTCATTCAATTGTTGACCAAGTTCATTGAATTGTTCTTCAACGCTGTTTGTAGATTCACTTAGCTGACTAAATAGTTCATCTGTATTTATACCGAGCCTGTCACCAACTTCAGCCATAATGTTTTCAGCCAAATCTGCAAGGAAGTCAAGATCTTTTTGTAGCGTTTCTTTCACATCTTCCCACGCCCCGGCAAGTGTTAACCCACCGGCAGCGTCTACACTTCCACCAGCTTGGTAACCAACAAAGCCACCAGTTTTAAAACCTTGCCTTCTTTGTGCTTCAAGTAAATTGAAAAGCCACGGCAGTCTGTCTACCATCCACGCAGGTGCAACCCATTCACCACCGTGCACGACGCCAGCAACTTGGTCAACGCCTACATTGGCTGTAAAACCACCTGATTGTTTGCCCGGTATTCTACCTGACCGCTGTAAGTATTCTTCGGCTTGTTCAGTCATAGCTTCTTCAGACGGTCCTGTGCCAAAAAGAAAACCCCACCATTCGTTACTAGACAAACTATTCCACCAGTCTTGAATTGCTTTAGCCCACAAATTCAAATGGTATTCAAGTTGCAAAGTAACTGAATAGAAAAGCAATGAAATTTCTTCAAAAATATTCGTACTACTGTCTTCTGCTATTTTCAATATTTGCTGTGCTGCGTCTGCTGCTGCGTTAGTAGCTTCTTCACCTAATGCCCACCTTAACGCCTTTTCAAAGTTTGACGTGTCCGCTGTGGGTGCAATTAACATATTCTTTTCAATGTTCAATGCCTGTTCTTTTATGTCTTCTACCATGGCGGCTGCAATTGTGAATTCTGTAATAGCTAGTGCTATGGGTATTGAAAGTAGGTTGCCTTTTGTCAATATTAGACCCGCCCCGGCACTTGCTAAAAACGTATATAGCCAGTTTTTCCAATTGTCTGCTGAAATACCGTCACCAAAAATAACGTCTGTTAAAAGCGACACGCCTATAGCTATACGCCATGAACCTGTTATTAAACGCAAACCTAATGTTTCAGTTAATATGTTGACAATATTGTCTAATGCAGTGATGTCAAAGTCTTCTTCCACTATGAAACCTGAAAGAACCAATTTAGCAGGTAATTCGTATATTCCTTCAGCTAATTCAAAGCCTGCTTCTATTCGTAGTTGTGGTGTAACGCCTTCTTGTATAAGTGTTTGCCAGCTTGTTTTTATGTCTTCTAAAGCCTTTCTAGTCGTTTCTAAATATTGTTGAACGTCACCCCCAAATGCTTCTGTAAAAGCTGCACCAATGGTTACAGCCGATTCCCAAACGGCATTCGCAACCGTTCCAAATGTTTTCCCAATTTGTTCAATGAACGAAAGATCTGGGTCTTTCCAAACTTTCACCAATTCATTCCAAGCTTCTGACCAAATTGTACCTAAACCCCTGTAACCATCGCCACCTTTCCAAATTTTCCCTACAATTAGGCCAATACTACCAGCGACACGTTCCAAGAATGAAAGGTCTGGGTCTTCCCAAATTTCTTTTAGGTTGTCATACGCACCGTTCCAACTTGCTTTCATGCCGTCCCAAGCACTGACTAACGTGTCACGCATACCAAACCAGTTATGTTCCCAAGCTACTTGTAGCATAAAGACCGACGCTATTATTGCAGCTGGCCACGAAAATATTGTGTGAAAAATAGTTACCATTATTTTACCGCCACTTACCAAAGCACCCGCAAGTAAATGCCATGCTGTAGCTGCGAATTTCAACGTCAAGAAGGCACTTATAACACCTGTAACGGCTTTACCTAATATACCCATGTTGTCAAATGCTGTCTTTGCATAGTCTGCAACTGTTTTCAATACTGAACCATTTTCACCAGCTGCGACCGTGAAGTCTACAACAAAGTCTGAAACACGTTTAACAATAGGTGCAAGCTTTTCACCCATAATTTCGCCCAAGTCACCAATCGACGCTTTCATACGTGCTAGTGAACTTTCTGTTGTCTGTGAAAGCGTTTTGTCAAGTCCTTCAAATTTTTCATTTATTAAGTCTATTGCTTCACCTGACTTCAATTGTTCTTCTGACAAATTACGTACTTCAGGAATATAACGCCCTAATATTCCAACCGTGCCTTCCATCGTTTGTGCAAAGCCACGCATAATGGTGTCCGCATCTGTACCAGTTACTTTTGACAAGTAAATACTTGCTTCAGTCGCTTCAAGTATTTTGTCAGCTTGTATACCATACGAAAGTCCAAGCATTGCTAAGTTTTGAACTTGTTCATCGCCTATACCTATAAGACTTTGCATTTCAGTTGAAAGGTCCACTATTTCCTTTTTAAGTTTTTGGTTGCTACCTGCAAACTGGTTTATAGCAAAGTCAAGTTTCACTAAAGCCGTTTCCTGTTCAGCCCAGTTCTTTGTACTACTTCGCACCATTGCCATAACGCCTGCAGTGCCAAAAATGCCAAGAAGTGTAGTTTTAAGCCCACCTAAAACACTGTTAAACGTCTGCGTGCTTTTCTGCATTCTTGACATACCTTGCGTATAGTTTTGGTCTTGAAGCCCTACTTTAAATTGCAGGTCACCTAACAAAGCCATGTTTTCACCTTCTTGACTGTTTTTTAGCTTTGTCTATTTCATGCTGTTCTTTGCGTGCCTTCATAGTTTCATAGTATAAGTGTCTAAGCTTTTCTACGTTTGGAAGTTCTTCCCATTCTTGGTACGTATACCCAAAGTTTTCACAAATTCGCATAACAATGAAACCCATGGGTGTGTATTCGTTGTCTTGTTCAAATTTTTCATATTCAAAGAAGTCCTTTACTTCCTGTTCTTCTTGTTGCTTTCTAAAAAATCTAGGTCACGAATCGCTTCTGCTATATTCTGCACTTGGTTTGCTGAAAGTCCCAAGTCTTCAAGAAATTGTTCAAATTCGTCTATTTTTTCAATTCCGAATTCGTCTTCTACTTCAAAAACGATCATCATTTGTATTGCTAAAAATTTTCTTTGCCATTCTTGAAGTTCTTTCTGGTATTTTTCATCCGTTTCATCTTGTATTTGCTTCCATTGCCAGTTTGGATCGTTCTTTATTGTTTCCGCTGAAACACCTGCTTCGTAGGCTGTTTCACCCGTGTTTATGTTTATAAGTTCCCTAATAACAGGCGGTTTCGGCATAGGGTTCTTTTCAAGAAAAGCTTTTTTAAGTGGATGGTCACCTAATGGTTTTATTTCAATTGAAATTATTTCTTCTTGTTGTTCACCATTTTCGTCAATATATGTTCTTTTCACGTTTGCATAACCCTTTGAAGCAAAGAAGCCTTTTGCCTTTTCTTTGTCATGAAGCAGTTCTTTCATATTTATTCTTTTAGCCATATTTTCACCCCACATAATAGTTAGTTGCTAATATATTCACACGTTCGTTTCCACGGAAGTAATTCTTGCTACTTCCTTCTTCAATTTCACAAACTGAAGCTATTTCTACCTTGCCATCACGCAAGTTTGTTATTATTAACCTGAATTTTTTGTCTTTATATTTTTTTAAGAAATTTTCATAGTTTTCAATAAGATCTTTGTTTAGTGAAACTTCATAACGCCTGCTTAAAATAATTTTTTCTTGTAAGCCGTATTCAAGATCGTTCATTTCAACGTCCATTCTTTCTGAAACTTCCAGTTCTGTGAAATGCGACAATGTTTCTTGAAACTTCGTTGGTTCATATAGTTCCATGCTAATAGAAACAGGCACCCAGCTTTTATTATAATAAACTTGTATAATAGCCCCGTTTCGTGGTGCCGTTGTAAACGTGAAACTTGTAGAAAACTTTGTAACTTCACGATCGGCTACTTCTTCGCCGTTTACGTAAACTGAATAAGGTAACGAAGCTGTTTGACTTAAATTAAACGTTTTAACAATTCCATCAGCTATAAATTCGTTCTTGATCCACTGCCAGTTTTCAAATACGTTCTGGTTTTCTTTTACAACCGGCAACATTGAAACAATGTCTACGTCTGTTATTTCGTAGTTAGTTAGTGTATAGTAAGCCGTATAACTGCCGTCGGGTGCTGTCGTTGTTATACTGGTATTAGCAATGGTAGCATCATAGTACAAGCCGTCACCCGAAATTAGAAAACAATTCGTTTGCCCACTTTTTGAAACAGTTCCGCTGCCAGCTGCTATTGTTACGGTTTCTTTTTGCCATCGTTTGGTAAGTTCACCATCATCACTTAGCCTGTCATACACACCAAAATAGCCAATTAGTTCTGAATTGAATTCCAACCTATTGCCCCAAGTGCCTTCATGTTCAATAACGGTCGTTGCGGTAGTTACACTATTGACTGTTTTTACACTATTTATGTATGGCATAAGTTCGTTTAGCCATTCATTGCCAGTAAAGCTTCTGCCATCATTTGCTAAAACAGGGTCCGACGTAGCTAATAAAGTGAAATTTTCTAATGGTTTGAAGAAAGCTTTTAAACCAGTCGGCATAACGTCCATGTTTGTCAAGTCTACTAGCATGAAAGCGTCTGCCCAGAATGTATAAGTTTTTGTAGCTTCACAGGTAGCGTCTTTCAACCAAATACGCAGCGGGTAATTTCCAGTTGCACCCGTGAAAGTGAATGATGTAGCTATAAACTTGTCTTGAACGCCAGCAGCGTTTATAACTATGTCGCCTATTTCTACTTTGCCAAGGCTGTTTATGTTGTCGCTATTTGTCGCTGTTTTTATATACCCTTTGAAAAAATAAACGTGGCCTTGCTTTAGCTGAATATTTCTATACAAATACGAAGCATTTAATGTCGCACTTGTGGTTTCATATTTCTGTGAATACGAACCACTTTGCCTATATGCTGTAGTCAATGTCGGTGTAGCATCGTTCCCGGCATCAGCTTCATTCCAGCCATTTGCAAGACCACTTCCGTTTTCAAAGTCACCAAAACTACCAAGTTGGTTTATAACCGTATAACTTTCTACAACTGCCTTGCCATAGTCTACACCCTTGCCATAGCGGTTTAGATCGAATGAACCAGCAAGTATACCGCTGTTAACTTTTTGCATTTCTTCGACTTTAAGATCGATGAAGCGTTTGTTCATCGTTTTCATTTAGAAAGCCCCTTTTAAGCAGTCGTATAAGTACCTAATAACTTTACGGTGAAATTTATTTTCGTTCCCGTTGTTTCTGATGAAATAGTTACGCTGACAGGTTGTACATATTTGTAGTCACGTGTAATGGTTCCAGCACCTGTTATGTCGTTAAAAGTCAGCTTCATTCCACAGGTAAAAATGTCTGTTGGAATGCCGATGTTTTTCAAAGTTCCATCGTCTGCCCTTGCTTGTGCGTTGCCATCATTCGTTGAAACAAGTGGTGTTCCATCTTGTGAATGTTCGTCAAACCATTCTGAAATTTTGTCGTTTGATGTTGACAAATACGTGTCTACTAAGTCCACAGTCATAGAAACTTCTGGTTGTTCCAACGTGTCATCAGCGTAGTCTATATGGCTGATCATACCACGATCAAGCCTTGGTTCTATATTTGTTCTAGCCTTCACGTCTCCAATTTCAGGTATTGACGCGTATCCAACTATATCCAAGGTTTGTGCTGGTAAAGGTGCCGTGTCGGTACCAGTGGTACCATCATAAAACTGTACTGATGTTTTTCGTAATGGGTAACCTTTTGCCATTTTAAATTCACCTCTTTATTATCTTGTAGTAAATAGTTACATTGTTAACAGCATGCCCGCTGTCTAACTGTCCAAGTGCAGTCGTTACAATTCTTTCTATTTCAATATGTTCAATTATTACTGTTGGTTGGCTGTTTACAAAGTCATAGACGGTTATATACATGTTTTTAAGCCCATCAACAATAGCAGCCGTTATTTCATTCGCTTGCGTTTTGCTGTATACATTTATGTTTGCAAAGCTATTCCATTCGTTTATTTCTTGTGAAAAGTCCATCATTGCCCCGGCGGCTTCAATAAAGCTGTCGTCTGTGAATGGTATGTTTTGTGTAAAATACCACGGTACATTTAAGTCAGGTATTTCATGTAGAAAATAACGTATTGAATATAGAATATTTAAATACAGGTTTTTTGTCATTTTCTAAGTCCCCTTGTTTCCTTCAAAAGAAATTGTGTTATTTCATTCTTAATGACTGTTAACCCTTTCGTTTGCCATTCACGCAGTGTTTCACGAATAAAGCCCGGATGCTGTTCTTTTGGTGTATATGTATATATTACACCGCCCATGCCGTCACTTACAAGAATACCAGTTGCAAACATATATTTCAACGAATTCATACGCTTTTCTAAGTCTGTGCTAAGTGGGTGACCTTTAACACCGTATTCAAGGTAAAGAATGTAACCAACATTGTTTGAAATTTCATAAGTAAGCCCGTCTGCTAAAGCCTGTATTTTCCAGTGATGTCGTGCCGTGCCTGTGTCGATTGGTGTTTTTTCTACAAGATCGCCGTATACACCCCAAGCTATTCTGTTTATTATGCTTTTTGCTAAATTAGGGTGTAACTTTGCTATACGCTTTAAAGCTTTGTTTAGTTCATCTACATTATGTTGTATTTCTACGTCGTTAGCTTTCACTTTTCATTCACACCTAAAACAATGACTTCTTCATATACCTGCATGTACGTTATTGTATATTCTTTGCCATCAATGACTATTATTGAATCCGATGACAACGGTAACGGTTTTAAAAGCACTTTACGACTGTCAACGTTAAGCCTGTTGTTTAAATTGTTTATAGTCCGACTGTCAAACCAACCGACATAAGCTTCTATATTCGTTTCAACATAGTTTGGTACTTGTACTTGTGTCACCGGATCAAACGTATAGCCGTTTGGTACTTTCACCGTTATTTGTGTTTTTGGCAATAGTCTAAACTGGTATTCAAGAACGACCTTGTTGTCAAACATAGCATCACAACCTTTTAACTTTGTGCTTGTCTAATATTTCACGCACAAAGTTCGGTATTTCCGAAAACGTTACGTTCACACCTTCAAAGTTCTGACTATGTATTGCTTCAGCTTTCTGGTATAAATATTCGATCAATCTTAAAACAGCTAACTTAATGTCGCTTGGTACACTTCCACCTGTATAAGTCACGCTTAGCAATTCGTGGTTAACACCATCAATTTTAATAGTACCGTATGGTGTAAATGTGTACGATGTTAGTTCAACGCCACTTTCGTTTATAACAGACGTGACGTCAGTAACGGGGGGATCGGGTAGAAAACCGAATTCATTTTCTACCCAGATCAATGCTTCATGTGTCCCGTTTTCAAATTGCCTTCCACAATATTCTTTTATGTATGCTTCAGCGCCTTCTTGAAGCTTTGTCAAATATGCGTCTTGTGATGTGTCTGTTATTTTTAGAAATTGTTTAACTTCTTCCAGTGTTACGATCATGGTAACACCCCCGTTATTTTAACTAAACAGCAGGTCCAGTTTTAAGTACTGCAAAGGCTTTTGGTTGTCTAATAGCCATAGCAAGTCTGATTATAACCCTGAAGGCACTTTCGTTGAATTCAAATAAGCTTCTTCCACCAACTGAAGCTTGATCAGCAAGTGCGACAGACATTCTTTGGTAGTCACCGATCATAATTTCGCCAAGGTTTCCGAAAAGCAATATTGGTTTGCCAGCATCAGTGTCAACAGTGTCAACTTCAGTTACATCAGGCATTACGTCACTTTCAACAATTGGTACGCCAAATATTGTGTTTTGTGCAGGATCAAAGACATAACGCCCGCTTGCATCTTTTATTTGTTTTAGCACGGCTGCAACTGTTCTGCTTGCAACGAATATAGCACCATTCGCATAACGTGCGGGTACCATAGCCATCAAGTCAATCAAGTCATCAGCAGTTATGTCGTGTACAAGCTTGTCAACGTCTAACGCTTTCACGTTTACATTTGCATCGTTGAAAACACCGGTAAATGGTGCACCTGTACCCTGTATAGCTTGAAAGTCTTCTTCGTACGCTTGTGCTTCAGCAAAAAGTCCAGAAATAAGTCCACTAAGATCAATGTTTGCGTCGTACAATACATCGTTGGTAACAGGTACAATTAAACCAGCGTCATGCACGGTTAATGTAAGTCTACCAAAGTCAGGTTGACCAGCTGGTATTTTTGCAGCTGCTTCGTTAGAAGCATCAACGTATTCTTCAATCCATGTTAGCTTTGGTTTTCCGGTTAGCGTTGTCCATTTGGTTACCTTTGACCCCAAATTTGGTATAACGTATGCCCTTGGTCTTACAACACCGTATTTTTCTACAACAAGGTCAAGAACTTGTCTTTGCAACGTTTCAGGTACAAGGTAACCACCTGAAGCATCGACACCGCCAGTAAGATCTTTCAAAACAGAATTGTCTTTGTTAACAATAGCCCTTATGAATGTATTTATTTCTTTCTTTGCTTTTTCATCAAGTTCGCTTTTCTGTGGTTTGCCATTTACATTCGTTGTGTAAAAAGCTTTTTGAAATTCTTTTATTTCTTCTTTCATTTCTTTACTTTCATCTTCCTTTTTTTCTTCTTTAGTTTCTTCTTTCTTAACTTCTTTGTTTTCTTCTTGTTTTGTTTCTTTCTTTTCAGCTTCTTTCTTTTGTTCATATGCTTTCAATGTTTCTTCAATTATTTGCTTTATGTCCAGTTGTTCTGTTTCTTTCTTGTTTTCTTGTTCCATATTATTCACCCCTTCTTTTTTATTTGTTGTATTTTCGTTTATGCCTTCTTCTTCCCATGGTGGTGTACGATCCATCTTTTTGTAGTACTTTGAAAGCACGTTTCTTATTTTTTCTTTGTCTGCGTCTGGTATGTCAACACCACCCCTTGCACCTTGTATAGCTGCAGCAGCTGCAAATATTGCACGTGGTACAGCTTTCAGACTTCCATCGATCACGTCGGCAATAGGTAGTTTGTATGATCCCAACAATTCCGGGTTTTCACTGTCATACCACAAAAACGCCCTTCTGTACTTTGCAAAGTCTACTTCATCATTCGTTGTAGCCCAGTCACGTACACGCTTCACAGCAGCGTTTGCATCCCATTCACGTTCCATGTCTGCAAGTGGTAGATCTTGGTATGGTACAACAGCTTTAACTGCCATTGCTAAAGCTTCTTGGTTGGCAGGTACTACAACGGCTGAAATTTCAAGTAGTTCCTGTTTCAAGAATGTAGTTCCACCATATTCATTGCGTTCAAATTCCAGTGGTATAAAGCCTACGCTGAAAGCCTTAAGAAAACCGTTTTTGAAATACTTGAAAATAGTGTCTGCTTGGGGGTTAAGCCCTTCTTCCGGGAATTCTGCGGTAAATATTAGCTGATCATTCCGTACTGCGATGTCCGTTGCCTTGGCTATTGGAAGCTGCTTGTAGTCATGCCCCCAAACGATGGTGGGGTTCTTTTTGAAATTGTCAAGTTGCCAACCACTTGACTTCACTACATCGCCAAAACGGTCAGGCGTTTCTGTGCTTGCAACTGCTGTTATGGTGCGTTTTTCTTCGTCTATTGCTTTTAGTTCTACAATCTGTTTTTGAATTATGTTTTTCATGCGTTCACCTCACTTATGTATGGTACCGACACACAACGACAATTGATCACGTTTTCAGGTCTACCATTCGGATCGCCGGGGTATTCCAAAAGATCACCACCAACACGAAATTCATCTGTTACCTTCACAATTTGCCCATGCGCTGCCATATGGTCTGGTCTAACACGTTCGTCAAGTGCCGTGTACCATTGTTTGTACTGCACGTTTCCATGCTTCATCGCTTCATCGTGTACCATGTTCACAACACCGAAGGTTTCTGTTCTGGCTATTGTCGCTGATCGTTGTCTTTTTGAAAGGGTCATTATTTCCTCTACACGTTTAGCCATTTCTTTTTCGCCTTCGCCGTTAAAAAAGCCTTCAATAAGACTATTCTTTAATTGTGTATATGTAGTAGTATTTATTTGTTTTGCAAAACGTTGTTTGTTTTCGGTTAGCTTCCATAACACAGCCCCGTCTGCTTCTGTGAAATTTACGTCTATACCAAACCTGCTAACAAAGTCGTCAAGTTCTTCTTTACTTAACTTAGTGAATACGTCTTCGTATTTGCCTTGCCATGCTTCTAGTTCTTCATCTGACAATAAGAAGTTCAATATTTCATCAGCCATTTTTTCGGCTTCCTGCTTTGAAATAGCTTTGCTTATGCTTTTTATGTTTCTTAAATTTTCAATTGTTTGTCTTTCCTGTTTTGTGAAACGGTTGGTAACCCAACCTTGAAAATATATTTCGTCTTTACTTTTCTTTGACGTCAAGTCTTTCCAATATGCTTCGTGATCGACTTTCTTGGTTATAACTTGTTTACCTTGTTCATCAGCACTAAACAACAATGGCTGTAGCGGTGCATCGCCCCATTTAACTGGTTTTTTGCCAAGTTTTTCCCTAACTTCGTTCACTGTTAAAATATTAGCATTTACATACTGCACATTTTTCTGAATTTCCAATTCTTCATCAGTAGGTATAACCGATTCAAAATCAAATTCTAGTCCATCTTCAAACTGACTAAGAAAATATTTGTTCATTACTTCTTTGATCATTCTTAAACGTGGTGTTATTGTATTTTTTGCAAACGTTAGATCATTCACGTATGCCGTTGCTTTATTTGAATTTTCGTTCAAACCTAATTTTGTAAGTGGTACACCAAACGTCGATGCTATTTCTTCACGACTGTATTTCTTCAATTCTAAAAATTCCATGTCTTTCTGTGAAAGTTGCAAGTTCTTTACGTCTGCACCACCTTCAAGAATAATGAATTTGTGTGCGTTCTTCACGCCTTGAAAATTTTCAGTTATTTGTTTTTTCAAACGCAAATAAGCTTGATCGCTAAGCTTTTCTTGAAAAGTAAACCCTGCCGACGGCATAGCTGAATTATAGAAAAAGTTCTTATTCCACTGACTTGCGTAGTAGGTAGCATCTACTTCCATAGCTGCAGCCTGCAACGGCGACATACCCCTGTATATATTCACAGGGTTCGGGTACTTGAAAAATAGAATGTCTTCCAAGTCAATAGTAACACGCCCATGTGTGCCGTGAAATTCCCATGCTTCAGGCATATTCATTTCGTTTATGTTTAATTGTAACATAGTAGGGTTGATCGGAAGTAGACCTAAGATCTTATTTTGCTTATTCTTAAGAAGTAACCACATAGCTTCACCGGTAAGTTCCAAGTGTTGTGCGGTAAGGTAGAATAGTTCCCATCTGGTTAAGAATGGTACAGGATTTTTGAAAAGTTCTAAAGCAAGGTGATCTTTTATTTCTTGATCATTCTTTTTTATTTTCCAATTTACTGCTGCGATCGTCTGTGCAATAATTCGCACGCACGAATACACGGTTGAAACTTTACCGTACACGTTCAAATGTTCTTGTGTAGTCATTGCAGGTGCTTCGGTCATATAATTCGTTTGCCATGACCATTCAGGCGGTGGTGTTTTGTATTGTTTGAAAGGGTTTATTCTTTGTAAAAATTTCTGAAATATATTCAGCATTCTACTGCCCCCTATATAAACCTGATCGTTGGTTCACCATATTTCGTTTCATGTGTATATACAGCATAACGCATTGCATCCATAGCGTGGTCTTTGAATTTTACCGGTTCTTCAAGTACGTTCCCTTGTCTGTCTTCTTTGTATTTGTAGTTTTTTATTTCTTCTATGGTATTTGTACAATTTTCGTGAATGTATATTTTCTTTCGCTTCAAAAAGTCAATTCCATTCTTTACTTCTTTTTTAGCCGCATATATATTGAACCCTGCTTCTTCTATTTCTTTAATACGCTGTGGTTCAGCACTGTCTGCATATACATCTGAATTTGCATGTACAAATGTTTTCATTTCTTCTATAAGTTCTGAATTTGTCAAATGTGTTTTGTACAATTCTTTTATTATATATATATTACCATCTTTTATTCCAATTTCCAAAATAACTGACGGATTATTATAACCAAAGTCAACACCATAAATAATTTCATCATAGCTTGAAGGCAGATCTTTTACAACTACATAATTATTATACACTTTATTTTTTAATTCTGCAACTTGTCCAAGTGCATAAATTTGGTAGAAACTAAGATCTTGGTTCGCTAAGCCTTCCAAAGCTTTGACGTAGTCATCATCAAGAAAACGTATGTTGTCTTTGTAGGTAGTCTGTAGAATTCCAACGTCTTCCTGTTCTTGCTTCAAGAAATAGTCGGTCACCCAAGAAGACACTGGGTTGAACGTCAAAAACATTTGGTTACGTTGCCCAGCATTAGCACGTCTAAGTCGTAGTCTTAATTGCAAAAAGTCCTGCATAGTAAATTCTGTAGCTTCTTCCATCCAAATATAGTTGAATTCACTTGACTTAATTTTTTCAGCGTCGTCCATTCCACGAAAAAGAATTTCACTACCATTTGGTAAATTTATAAGTTGTTCTGATTTCTTTTCTTCATATTTAACTTTGAATTTTTGAAGCCATTCTAACATCAAGCTATATGCCGTTTGTTTCAAAGACGGATTATATTTTCTAGTAACCAAAAGACGTTTGTTTTTGTACCTTAATAATCTTCTGGCAATAAGAAATTGTGTAACCGTGTACGACTTCCCACTGCCAGCACCACCATATATTACGTAGATCTTATAATTTGTGCTTTTTAGAAATTCATATATTTTTTTATTCGCTTGTACCTTCAGTTCGGTCGCTTCTGACACTTGCATCGACTTCCTCAATCACTATTTTTATACCGTTTTCACCTTCGACTTCAATGGACTTCTTTTCACCAAATTCATCACGCCAGAACATTGCTAAAGCTTCTTTGTACATATGCCAGTCATCTTTTCCAGTTTCCAACATACCCCTTTGAAGCTTCTGTATAGCCCTGCTTTCAGCTTTGTTTATGTCGTCATAGAATTCTTTATATTTTCCACTTTTAGCCTGTTTACCTTTTTTCAGCCATTCCCAATACGTTGTTTTCGTAATTCCTAAAGCACCATATATATATTCTTTTTTTATTCCTTGTTCAACAAGCTTGACGGCAAGATCATGCTTTTCTTTATTTAATTTTGGTCTTGCCATATTTATACCCCCTTGTTTACAAATACATTATATTTTTGTTGCTAAACGTTAGAAAAGTTCTGATGCAAAATTATGCAAATTATACAATTGCATATTTCATATACAATTATACCACATATATACAATAAAAAGCAAATAAAAAATAGAAGAGGCTGTTAAACCTCTTCTATTGTTAGATCTTTATATTTGTATTCAAACAGCTTCTTTTTAATTTTGTATACTTCTGTTCTTTTACCTTTTGTGTCATATAGTCTTATACTGCCATCGTTATAAGTTACAAGAAAGTCACCATAATAATTTATTGCCCTATATGTCTTTCCATTCTTTTTAAAACTTGGTTGCAATTCAAACTTCGGATGCACTTCTATTTTTTTTATTTTACCTGCCTTTTGTAACGCTTTCAACTTCTTATAAAAGTCAGCTTCTTTTTTGCTATCAAACTTATAGCCATCATATTCTACTTTTCTGTTGTTGTACTTATTGTAGCTTTTCATTTGTCACTTTCACTTGCTATAGCCATTATAGCAGCCTTCCATTCTTCAACGTAGTTGTACAGTCGTTGGTATTCAAGAATTTCCTTAGTCATTTCGTAGTCCATTTCTTTTGAATAATAAAACCTTTGCATTAGTTCCCGTTCAGCAAATAAACTTTTTAGCTTAGTGTCTATAAGTTCCAACAACATGTCTAACATTCTTATTTCTTCACTTACTTGGCTTCTACCATCATTCATTTTATTTCCCCCTTTAATTTTTAAATAATTTCTTCTACTTTCATATCAACGTTCCAGTATTTGCCTTCTTCAAAAACCCCGTCCATTACGAAAGTTATATACCCCACATGTCTTACAGGCACTACTGTACCATTTTCCAGATACAACTTTGTTTCATAAAACCAATCTGGTAATTTATTTTCATCATAAAAAGTGTGTTCTTTTAAGAAATTTTCTTCACCTTCGGGTGTAATAGAAAAGCTTTCGAGTTTCTTTTTTAAGGGCGATGAAATAGCCATTGTGCTAATATTCCATTCTTGTACGTAATAACCGTTATTGTCTGTATGCATTTTCCCCGTCATATATTTTATAGGCAGTCTTACTACCCCGACGTCACCCTTGTGTAGTTTCAAGTCTATTCTAGCAGTATTTTTGATACTTTTGCTTTCAATTGTAAAATATACCTGTTCACTTGAATATTGTTCTTTTAAACTTTGTATACTTTTTTCTATATCATCTAATTTCTTTTCCAACTTCTGAAATGCCTTCATAACAGCTTCATTAGTAAACATTCACTTCACCCCTTTTGTTCTTTCTAAAATTTGCGTTCCTTCCAATAATTTAGTTCCATATAAAAAACATCCGTTAAAACTTCCAACTGTTCTAATACCCTTGCTTCAGTTACCACAGTTGTTTTTCCTTCTATTTCTTTGTTACCATTCATTTCCCCACCTCCAGTATTTTTTTAAATTCTTTGCCAAAATTTTCAATTTTGTCTATGTTTTCTAAAATACTTCCAATTAGTCATCTTATAACCCCCTTTTATTTTTTAAATCCTAAATTCCAATCACCGTCCAACATCTTCTTTAATTTTTCGTTTTCCAGTCTAAATCGTTCAGCATTGTCTTCAAGAAAGCTATTTTCTTTTGCTAATAACTGATTTTCTTTTTTCAATTTTTCTATTTCTTCAACAAGTGACTTATTACTTTCCATCAATTTCAAGTTTTGGTTTTCATATTGCATAATTACATCGTTTAACTTTTTCTTTTCTTTTTGTAATGCTTCTACATCTTTTTCAAGCTGTTCATACCAATGCCTAAGACTTTCATTTTCTTGTAAAAGCACTTTGTTTTTCGCTACCAATTCATTATAAGCATGGTTAATTTTTTCTACTTCTTTACTTTTTTCGCCACCAGTTAGCCCTTTTGCCAACCTGTCAGCAAACCGATCTGCCAACTGGTCTAAAAATTCGTTAATATCTACCATGTTTTCATTCATTCTAATACCCCCTTAATTGAATTTTTTATTTAACATTCCTTTTTTTCTTTTTCTTGTTCAAGCGTTTCTAACTTATTTTGCAATGCCTGGGCTTTAATAAACATTTTATGAAACGCTTCTTCCCAAGAAGCCCGTTTTCTTTCTGCCCATTTCAACCTTTCGTTTTCCTTCCTTAAAGCTTCAATTTCTTCCATAAGTTTGTCTTTTTCTGTCTGCCCTTGTTCATATTGCCATCTTAAATTCTTGTTTTCTTCTAATAACGCTTTGTTCTTTTCTATAATTTCGTGGTTTGTTTGTTCAAGTTCTTCAATTTCTTTACTTTTTTCACCACCAATTAACCCTTTTGTCAATCTGTCAGCAAAACGATCTGCCAACTGGTCTAAAAATTCGTTAATATCTACCATGTTTTCATTCATTTTCCTTTACCCCCTTTTTATTTACCTTAATGGTGATCCATCGTCCAAGTCGTCAAGTTCCAAACCTTCAAAAAGCTGTTCTTCTTCAAATTCGTTTTCTTCTTCTGTTTTGGTACTTTTTTCTTCTTTTTCTGCATATTCTTCTGCGTTTTCTTTCTTCTTAGTTTCAAAGTTCTTGACTACATTTGCGATTATTTCAGGCTTTGAATGGTTCACATTGTTTCGGTCAGTCCACTTGTTTATTTGTAGACTGCCTTCCACAAGCACTAAATAGCCTTTTCTAACATAGTTTAAAATGTAATCAGCAGTATTTCCAAATGCTACACAGTCAAAAAAGTCTGCTTCGTTCGACTTGTAGTTCCTGTTCACTGCTAACGTGAAATTTACAAATGTTTTCCCTTCACCTGAAACTCTTCTTTCTGGCTCTTTTGTCAACCTACCTGCCATAATAACTTTATTGAAACTCATACTTTTCCCTCCTATTTTTAAGATATTTGGTACCCATAACCGTCATTTTTTTGTAATAATGTAAGATATTTTGGATTTATACCATCAATATCATTCACCTTGAAATTTGGCTTATGCCGTATTACAATTCGCCCAATATGGATACCTTTATTTTTCCCTTTTGGTACGTTTGCCAACACCATGTCTCCTGTTTTGTACCCCATATATGTTCGTTCTTTTGGGCGATAACTCTTTGGGAACCCATATTTATCTACAGAACACATTCTACGCATCCCATGTCCCATTGCTTTAATTTCTAAGACTTGCATATCAGGTTCGAGTTGAACATTAGAACCACTTTCCCCTACACAAGCTGCGTCTATCCAATGTTCCTTGGGATAATTTTGTGTTTCGCGATTGTACTTCGTACGCCCTCCTGTTCCGACTTCAAGAAATAACCCTTCTTTCTTTAACTGGTTAAATAGATACCAACGTGTTGCGTTTACTGCTGCTGCATCTTTGAGTGGGCTCTTTGCTATTGCCTTGATTTGGTTCAGTTTTTTAGGGTTATTAGCTAAGAACTCATCGATAGATTGATTATTTTTCTTTTGATTGCATTCGTGACAAGCTAATGTAAGATTTGATACTCTGTTTGAACCTCCTTTAGATTTGGGTATGATATGTTCTATTTCTAACGGTACATTTTCTTTACCACAATACGCACATTTTCTACCCCATTTCTCAAGAAGATACTCTTTTACTTCATATCCATACAATGTTCCTCGTTGATACTCTACACCTTTGATCTCTGGGTTCTCAAGTTTCTGAGTATCAAAACGGACTAACTCCATTGAAATACCTGTAATTGGTGCAAAGTGTCTAATACGTTTAACCCATGTAATAGTGTTATCTACACGACTTAAGAGACTAGGTGGTAACCAACCCTCCTTTCTCTTTCTATTTAAAAATCTCGGTTGCCTGTATCTTGTCTTTCGGTTTCTACGAGAACGTCTTACAGCCCTACGGGTATCTAAATCCTTCTTAATTACATGCCCTCTGTGTTGAATCACAGAAGCCCAAACAACTTTTTTACCACGTTTAAAATCTGCTACTAAAGCAACTCCAGTATATTTACTTCCAGGATCGATTTTAACCTGCATAGGTTGAACATTACCACCTTCACGTTCTTTAAGAATAATAGTGAACGGATAATATCGAAATATAGCAGCTTTACCTTTCTTTAATAATTCTCTTGCCCTAGCAGGATGACAGGGCATAAGTGGTTTCTTGTTTTTATCTAACACAAAAACTCGTTGTACTAATTTCTTTTCCATGGAAGTTACCTCCCTCTCCCTTTCGGGTTAAAGTGAGCCTCGCTAATGTTATTCTAGCTTTTTACGCTCAACACACTGGTTTTTAAACCCCGTAAACCTGTTTAATGTTGAACGACAGGGCTTGGAACTGGCTCCAGCATTCCAAGGTGTCATAACCAGAATAACGTAGCCCGATAGCTTTTCAGCTCTGGCTGAAGCTGGTCAACTCCGAGGCTTCAAGTCTCCGTCTTTGACGTGGGTTGTAGTTGACGGTCTAAGCTCTCCCCCAGTCTTTAGACGTGGGTTGCAGTTGACTCCTCTAAAAATTCAAGTGTATTTTTCCTAAAAACCAAATTCACAACACCCGTAGGTCCGTTCCTGTGCTTTGCTATGCTTAGTTCCGTTTGACTGTCATTGCTACTTTGTTCGCCAGTTTGTTCTAAGTAATAGCCTTCCCTGTACAAGAACCAGACGTTATCGGCGTTTTGCTCAATTTCTCCTGAGTCTCTTAAATCGGCTAAATTCGGTCTTTTGTTTGTTCTGTGTTCTACTTCCCTGTTTAACTGTGCTACGGCTACAACAGCAACGTCCAGTTCTTTTGCAAGTATTTTCAAATTTCTACTTATTTCACCCATTTCAATCGCACGATTTTTATAAACGCTATCTGTATTCAACAGCTGTAAATAGTCAATATAAATTACTTGTATACCTTTATTCTTCATTGTTTTAGCTTCAACGATCATGTCATTTATAGTTATGCTAGACTTGTCAATTATAAATAGTTTGTCACGTTTGCTTTCTAGAAAGTCCGCAGCTGCTATTATTTTCTTGACTTCACTTTCGTTCAATTGACCTTTGTTTATTTTGCCAGCGTCTACACCTGAAATAATTGAAAACAGACGCTTGTACAATGAATTTTTTGACATTTCTAAAGAAAAGAATAAAATAGGAATGTTTTCTTTAAGTTGTCTTAACATAAAGTTCAAAATTACACTTGTTTTTCCCATAGCTGGTCTAGCCGCTATAATTGTCAATTCTGTTTTGTGGAAGCCATCGGTAAGCCAGTTCAAACTGTTATAGCCAGTAGTTATTTCTATAAGACTTTGACCATTTTCAAGCTTTCTTTTTCTTTCTAAAATGTCATCAACAAGTTCAGTTACATCGTTACTTTCTTCTTCATCTACATTTTTTATGTTCCCAAGCTTTTCACTGTACAAGCTTGCCAATTGTTCAGGTTTGAATTCATTTCTGCTAAGCATTGCATTCAATTCTACGACCGCTTCTTTCAGTTTTCTTTTTTTATTATATTCACGTATTTCTTCCAAAGCCAGCGAAAAGTCCAAATACATCGGTGTTACTTCCATCAATTTTATGAAATATTCTTGACTAGTGGCTTTAATGTGTGGTATAATATTCATGAAAGTAGGCAGTTTTCCCCCTAGAAATGCTTCATTCATAGCTTGAAAAATGTCACGGTTTTTCTGGTTGATGAAGTCTTCGGGGGAAATTTTTTTTATTGCTTCATCAAACAATTCAGGCTTTGCTAGAATGGAAGCTATTATTATTTGTTCTGCCTTTTGTTCTATAACGTTCATACACGCTCACCATCCCTTAGCTTTCTACACCATGTACTGAATTCTTTAAACAATGTTCTTTGATCTTTGTCTACACCAGACTTTTCAGCAAATTCATTGAATCGCTTTTTTGCCATATATTCATTCCCAGTAAGTTCAATAATGTAATCAATTTCAAGGTCATCAAAGAATTCTTGAATATTAAATTCTTCTTTTTGCTTTTCTTTCTTCTTCATTTTCAAAATAATGTCTGGGTCTTCATTTAAGTAGCTTTCAAACTTAGTTCCAAAAAGCGTTACAGGTCGTAGGTAAATTTCTTCTTTTTCACCTTTCCATAATAGCGTTTTATTGTCAATTACTTTCTTAAAATCTTCCAGTGTAAAACCTTCTTTCCATCGTGCTTTTATTAGTTCTCTTGTTTTTGGTGTAGTATACCTATATTGTTTACCGGTTTTTTCATTAAGGTATTCTACTATTTCTTGGTAAGGAATTTGTTCTGTTTCTGAAGTTTTTTCGTTTTCGACTATATATATATTATTTAGATCTATGTTATTATTAGAATTACTGTTATTATTAGTGGTCGAAATTTTCGGAGTCGGAAATTTTCGGAGTCGGAAATTTTCGGACACGGTATTTTCAACCGATTGACTTTCAGGGATGTCGTAAATTGTATAAACATTGTGTGCAAATTTACCACTGACTTTTTTTTGTTCTTTTTTTATATAGCCAGCATCAAGCAAGTTCCTCATATATTTTGTTAAAGTGTCTTTGTTTATTCCAAGTTCGTGACACATTAATTTTCTTGAAGGGAAGGCTGTTTTTTTATTTCCAGCGAAGGTACAAAGGTAAGCATAAACAGCCTTAGCACCTATTGACAAGCTTGTGTCCCGCATTACAGATCTAAAAATAATACCATAGCCATCATTGAATCGTCGATTTAGTTCATCTATTGCCATTTTCATTCACATCCTTTTATTTGTGGGATGTTGTATATGTCATATTCATAGTCTAAACGCCCGTTAACTCGTTTTTTGTGTACAACTATATAACCTTTTTCAACTAATTCGTTGAATGCGGTATTAATAGCTGTCTGACCGTCTTTAAAATGTTTTTTCAATTCTGACTTATGTATTTTTTGGTTTTCAGGAAGTGACAATAAGAAGATCAATAATCCTTTTGCTTTTAAGCTAAGATCTTTACGTTTAAGAAATTCGTTGTTGAAAACAAGAACATCGTTGCTTTTGTTAGCTTTAAAAACTGCCATTTTATTACCTCCCATTAATTTTATTCTTTTTTAGTTTTTCTTTCTTATATATTATAACATGGTCATTTAAAAAAGTCAATATATTTATAGATTTAAACAAGAACCCCTAAAGGTAGGAATTGCAAGCCCCAAATTTAGGGGTTCAACAATTTATTTGCTAATCTTTTCCAGCTTCTAAAACGTTTCTAAGTGTATATTCATCGTCCATAACCATGAAGTAAATATAATCTGTAGTACCTTGTGTTTTTATAAGGTTATAATATTTCAAAGTTTCAATAGCTTTCATTTGTGCGGGTAAAGTCAAACCAGTGTTCTTTTCAATTTCTTGTGGTGATACATGAAACCAGTATAGATCTTTAAGTTCATGCCTTTGTTCAAAACGCCTTCTTTGTTCTACTAGTTCACTATATAAAAGTGCCGCTTCAAGCCCCAAAGATCTTATTAATGTTTTACTAATAACAATATATTCGTCTTTTCTAAGCATATATAAAAGTGTACTTACCATTTTAATCATCCTCCTTTTTTATTTCCTTTTTTCTTTTTTACAATTCCAATAATCTCCAACAAGAATGAATACAATTCCAGTCCAACTTTCAAGAGATATACATTTAGTTAGTAGTTTGTTCTAAAATTTTTCTATACATTTCTAATTCCCAACTATCTAAACTATACCAAAATTTACGTCTGCCGCCATGAAATATTTTTCCATCAAATTTCAAATAGCTTTCTACATATGAAGCGTTTAATCTGAATATGTACAGAATTTTTCCGTTGTTTATTAGGTCTTCTTGTGGAATTCTACATTTCTCAAAGCCATTAATTTCATCGATCCATCTTTGATATTCTGTTATTTCAATTTCTTTTAACTTTTCTAAACTAACTTCTGCTTCCATAAGATTGGAATTTCCAATTTTCTTTTTTATTATTTCTTTCAATTCTTCTTTTTTCATTCTTTTTCCCCCTTTGTTGTTAAATTTTCCGGTAAAGGTGAAAAACTTCGAGGGCAGTAAAAACTTATTCCTTGTTCTGTGTCATGAATTTTTTGTCTCAACATATCAACTGTTAGCCTTAAATCGTATTCAACGCATTGTTCAAGATTTTTCAAATAAGAACAAAAGTTTGTATTAGTTACGTCAAAATTTCTGATAATGTAATATTCGGTATTCTCCTCAAAACAATCTCCCATTCGTGTACGCTTCATGTGTGGATCTCCTTTAGAATCAATATATAGCCAAAAAGTATACAACTCTCCATCTTCTTTAAGGGCTTTTAAAATTATTTTTTTTATTAGCCTTTTTATTTTATTCTTAGTTTCTTCCTTTTCTATAAGTTCAATCCATTCTTTACCTGCCATTTCATTCCTCCTCCTTCAATCAAACGTTTTTCTTAATATTTCATCAAAATCATCATAGTTTCTTAGAATTTTTTCAATGTCTTCAGGGTGACAAAGTGTAAGTTTCAATTCAGCATAAGAAAACGAAACCACACAATGATGCAATCTAAATTCGTATTCATCCCAGTTCACATGTATTTCTATTCTTGCTGACACCAACGGCAAACGGTTGCCTTTACCAAAGTAAATATAAAGGTAATCGTTTTCTTCAAGACCGTCCGGGAAGCAAAAAACATCAGGTTTTAAATACCATTCGTTTGGAAGGTTTATTTTTTCTAAAAAGCTTTCAAATTCATTTATTAACTTGCTATGTAAACGTTCTACATAAACGTCTTTTAGCTGTTTTTCTAATTGTTCTAATTTTCCTTGCTTTCGTAAATGAAATAATGCCGTTTCCATTGTT